CCATTGTTCCATCCGTGAAATGGTGTTGGATTAGCGGTTGACAATATCGCGACGAACTTGACAACGTCAACGTGATTGAATAATTAAGGCGAGAATTTTGGCGATGTGAAAATCCAAATCATCGCACCCGTCCAGGGTAAAAAATGGATCGTCGGCCACACGGTATTGGTTGACGATGAAATCGGACAACAACTCATCAACGAGGGTGTCGCAATCGTACATCCAACAATCACCGATCCCGCACCGACACACCCTTGTCCATGCGAGGACGAATCAAATGATGAGCCGTGTGAGGAATGCCAAGAACAGGCCGCCCAAATCGAAATTGAATCCGATCCCGCACCAAAGAAATCCCGACGGAAAGCGAAAAACACATCAATTCCAAACGAATAAAAAATGGCAACATCAGGAACAGTAAAGGGGAATCTCGTCGGCGTCTACATCTCCGACGGGGCCGCGACTCCCTCTTATGACCTCATCGCATGCGGTACAAACGCATCGTTGAACATCTCAAATGAGATGATCGAAACGGTTTGCAAAGACAACGACGGCGCGCGTTCAATCTTACCAGGTCAACAAACCGTATCAATGACAATCGAAGGATTGACAGCATATGACAACGTCGGTCGAACTGAATTATTCGCCGCCGCAAAAGACAAAACCCAATTGACCCTCCAATACGGATCGGGAGTGACGGGCGATCCCTACGTTCAGGTGGACGCATACATCACCAGTTTCGAAGAAACCGCACCGTTGAACGATTCGACGTCATTCAACGTGACGTTCGATTGTGACAACATGTCAACGGGAACATTTAGTTGATGACAATGACGAATAAATTGAGAGGCCAAACGACGGTCGAAATCGGAGACAACACGTTTGATGTGTTGTTGAACATGAATGCGTTCCGACTCTTATGTCAGGATCGAAAAATTGAATTGGCCGAACTCGATCAATTCGTCAATTCAAGTCCATTGGAATTTGTCCCAACCGTTGTGTTTTGGGGGATCATGAACGCCGCCGATTTCAAAGGCGCGTCCCGACCTGAAATTTCATTCGATCATCTCGCCGCGGTAGTATGTGCGGATTTGGATCAATTCAATGAATTGTCCGAGGTGATTGGGTCGTCCATCGGCGCGGGTGTCGAGGGCGATAATTCGGGAAACTGAGTCGAGGGGGCGAGGGTTCATCCGCCGCCGCCCCCTCCAAGCTCAGAACGTGGGCGGATCTCTACAAATACGGATTGGGACTCGGTTTGCGGCCCAATGAATTTTGGTCATTCACATTTTTCGAACTCTTTGCATTCAGTCAAGGAAAGATCGATGATGATCAACGATTATGGCATCACACGTCAAGCGTCATGGCCTTATTCGCCAACGCAAACCGTGATCCAAAACGACGTCCAACACCGTTTGACCCCGCGGATTTTACCCCATATAAAGACGTCGACAACAAAACCGTTGGGTCGAATGAAATAACCGAAGAACAAAAACAATCCATCGCAAAATGGCGCGTCAATCACTCCTGAGTGCTGTATTAGCATTAAGAACCGACCAGTTTGAACGGGGGTTGACAGCCGCCGAAAGAAAGTTCAACGCGACGACCGCGCGGATGCAAAACGTCGGTCGCAAACTCACGATCGGTTTAACCGCCCCACTCGCCGCCATTGGGGCGTCGTCATTCAAGGTGGCCGCCGATTTTGAATTGGCGATGAAGAAAGTGAAAGCCGTTTCGCAAACAGGCGACGCGGATTTCAAAAGGTTGACACAAAACGCGCGGGATTTGGGCGCGTCAACGGTTTTTTCCGCCTCATCCGTCGCGTCCCTCCAATTGGAAATGGCCAAGTTGGGACAAAGCGCGGACGGGATCATCAAATCAACCGATTCCACGTTGGCATTGGCCCAGGCGTTCGGGTATGAATTAGGACCAACCGCCGAAACGGTTATCAAAACGATGAATCAATTTTCATCGGAGGCATTGACCGCGAGTGAGGTTTCGGATCTTCTCGCCACCGCATTTGGCGGATCGGCCCTTGACCTGGAGAAATTCAGCGGGGCAATGTCAAACGCGGGATTGGTTGCGGACACATTTGGTTTCTCATTGAAAGAAACCACCGCATTGTTGGGGGTGATGGCCAACAACGGTTTGGAGGGAACCGACGCGGGAACAAAACTCAAAATGGCGTTTTCGGAATTGGCCGCCGAAGGGGTCGACGTCAAAAGGACATTTTCGGCGATCATCAACGGGTCAATGTCCTATAAAGACGCGATCGATGTTTTAGGTAAACGGGCCGCCATCCTCGCCCCGCTGTTTGGAAACAACACCGAAATGTTGGCCGAGTTCGGGAAGGCATTGGACGCATCGGAGGGATCCGCGTCGGCAATGGCCGCCGAAATGGATGATTCCGCGAAAGGTGGAATCGCATCAATGCAATCGGCGGTTGAGGGCGCACAAATCGCATTGGGTAACGCATTGGCCCCAACTGTTTTGGCGGTTGCCGATAAAATCAAGGAACTCGCCCAAGGTTTCCAGGAACTCGACCCATCGACCCAAAAATCCATTGTCAAATTCGGACTCTTTGCCACGGCCATTGGTCCCGTGACAAGCGGGATCGCTTCAATGGTAAGAGGGATCAAAGATGTTTTGAAGGCCCTCAAGTTGACCGCGACGTTTTTGAAAACCAACCCATACGGATTGATTTTGTCGACCGCTGTTTTGGCGGCGGGCGCGTTGTATCATTTCGCGACTAATTCGGACACAGCTTCAGCGGCGGCGAAAAAGATGAACGATCAAATTCGGGAACAAAACGAATTGTTGATCTCGAATTCGAAAGGATTAGCCACACGGGGGGCGTTGTTGCGTGATGCGTTTTTCCTATCCGCAAATCAAGGAACCATTGAGGAATTGCAAGGTCGAATCAGTTCGATCCGAACCGACCTCGAAAATTTGTCACCCGAGGCATTGGGAAAGGCGATCGCCCTGGATGCCGATTTTTCCGCACTTGAGGCGGGCGGAACCCCGCTCAATGTCTTGACAACCCCGCGGCAACAATTGGATGTTGGAATTCAACTCAAGGACCTCGCGTTGACATTGGGAGCGGGGACCGACGAATATGTCGCGGCACGTCAAAAATTATTGAATGAAGTGGCGGGGACCGATTTGTCCGCATCACTTCAAACCATCGCCGCGGCCGTCAACCCGTTCGGAACGTTATCCGTCGATGAAGAATTCAACGCCATTCGGGCGGAATTGGTCAAAAGACAGGCGGAACTTCAAACCGAACTCGACAAGAAGGTTGAACAAACGTCCACTAAAGTCAAGATCGACATTGACATTCCCGACGTCAAAACACCAGTCCGAACCCTTGAGGACATCCAAACGGAACTCCAAAAACAACTCGCGGACATTTCCGAATTGGAATCCTTGTTTGGTGAGAACCTGAATTCGGACAAATTCAAGGCAATCGAAACAGCGATCAAAGAGATCGTCAAAGGGGATTTCAAGAACGTGGATGCAATCTTGGATGATTTGGTTTCCAAAATGGCCCAATTTGCCGAGGAAGCCGAAAAAGTCATCACACCCACGGACAACCTCAAAACCGCAATGGAACGGTTGCAAGTTCAACGCGGTTTGGGAATCATCGATGACCTCAATTTTGCCCAACAAGCGATGGGAGAATTGGAACGGGCATTGACCGAATCCATCCTCAATGACCCAACGTTCATTGGTACGGATCAATTCCGAATCATGAACGAACAATTGAAAGAACTTCAATCGATTATGGCCGAAACGGCCGCAAGCGTTGAGGAACCAAAATTCCAATTGTTTGATCTCGCCACCGCGGGACAAGTTGCGGGGGACGTCCTCGCAACGGCATTTGAGGCGGCAACCAACAAATCGGTGAATTTCGGGGATGCGGTCAAGTCGATGTTTCGACAACTCATTTCCAACGCCATCCGAGCGGCGGTCGCTCAGGCGATTCAATTGGCGTTTGCACCAACACCCGACAACGTCGCCACAGGTGGGGCGGCGGGATTAGCAAAGGC